AGTCTTTTTTCTCAGTGAGCTAGTTGTTCGAGGGGATAACCTAGCGTCCGAAGTATACTCCCTAATAAAACACGCTAATTTTACCTTGCATGATATGTATTTAATGACGGGTGAGGACCGTGGTGAATTTCTTAATTTGTTGATTGAAGAAAACGCTCGTGAGAAAGAAGCAATTGAGGCTGCTAGGTCCTCTAAATAACTAAGACATGACTGCTTTCAACAATATTACAGTAATCAACAGGGCAAACCGCCCTTCCCCCATTAGCCCATGTAAATTAGATTTTATATGGATTAAAGACGGTAGTTACCAAAACCCTTTTCAGGTATGCTCAGTACATATTTTCCCCAACACTCAGTTCGGTTCTCCTAACCCGTATGTCAACCTAACCGCAGGCGATGCTAATTATGGTTTGGTGAGCTCCACTGCCACGGACTACATTTTCCGCAACTATAAGCGGAATGGAGCCGGGGTACGGATTGGGTTTGATGCTAACGTCAGTGCTTGTGCAGCAGAGGCAGATTACGTGGGCGGTAATTCTGCAAGCGCTATCTTTAATACTAGCCCAGGTAATTTTAGTGTAATTCTACAACCAGAGGCGAATTACTTCCCTACTACAGCACCTGCTAATAACTGGTTACCGGTGTCGAGTAATAGCGCGTCCGCTACAGGGGATTATTTAGATATTTGGACACTAGTAGACGTCGAGGGTTCTCGCGCACAGATTTACGTTAACTCCTTTAAACTGAACTCTAATTCTAACGTAGCCCTTACCGAGCCTTTGTTGGTAACTCCGACGAATAAATTGATTCAACGTTATGTCGAAATAGGAAGCAAGGAGAAGTTGCGAGTAAAAACATCTTTGGTAGTAGACAATGAACCTATCTCGAATGACCTACGTAATCTCCTGGAAACAGGGTCTCTACTATCTGCCCCTGAAATGCGTATTGTTAAATTAAACGAGAGCCCGGAATTAACCAGTCGGGTAATGATTCAAGATTTTTCAGACACTTCAGGCTCCATTCAATTAGATTCTCACAATATGATAAGCTATCTTTGGGACACCTCTAATATTGTTGCGAAAGACTCGGACGATGTGCTAGGTGGTTCTAGAGGGGTATATGAGATTACTGTAAAATATAATATTTTAACAGAGACTTTCTACAGCCCTAAGTTTAAGTTAATAGTGCGGTAGCGTCTAACTCCCAGTTGGCTTTAAAGATATTAGCGTACACGTACTGCTCAAAACTCTTACGGTCAGACGCCACCCAAAAATCATTCCAATCTTTAAATTCCTTTGGCGGTGTTAGGGAGTATATGTCTTTGTTTCTTTGTGCTAGAATTCTCTTACGAGCCTCATAGAAGCCCTCTCTGCCACTTTCGTCATTATCGTAGGCGAGTATCACCCTCTTACCTTTAAGCTCTCTAGCTTGGACCGTAGACATCTTACAGCCCTGCGTACACGTAGCGTTAAACCCAGCTGCCCGAAGAGACATGGCGTCAAGAGGACCTTCGGTAACCATAACATACTCTAAGGACTTGTCATAAGGATATAAAATTTCTGATGTTTTAATACCGTACAGTCCTTTGCTAGGGTTTAGGTACTTAGGGTCTCTATTTATTAATGTTCGAGCTTGAAAGTAAAAACACCCTTTCTTGTCCATGTAAGGAATTATAATTCTCTGAAAGTAACGCCCCTTCTTTCCTACATAGAATTTGAAAGAAGCTAGTTTGCGAGAAATCGCAAAGTTAGAAGCTAAACGCTTCATAGTATTTGTAGAATTGACATCTTTCTTAGGGTTAACCTCAACCCAGTCCTTCATGTCCCCCGCAATTGTCCGCTCTACAGAAATAGCCTCATTCTCAACATTAAGGGTAGATACTTCAAAGAGGTTGATTCCTTTATCAAACGCAATTCTATTTATGAACGAACGGGCGGCTGTGTAAGGAACATTCTCTACATGCGAGATGAGTTGGAAGAAGTTTCCTTTTTCCCCGGATTTAAAATCAGTCCACAGTCCCGTATCCAGGTTAATATAAAGCTTCTGCTTGTCGTCACCCGTAAATATTGAGTTAATACGGAACTCTCGACCCGCACAGGTATTTTCTGTAAATTTCTCAGACAAATAGTCTTTAATAATAGCTGGAGGAACATTCATGTTTATTAATAAGGTATCACCCAGTAAGATTAAAGTCTACGACGAATGCAAATTGAAGTACAAATTCAAATATATTGACTATTTGCCTGAAAAGTCGACCAATACTGACGCTCTGCAGTTCGGCTCGTACATCCATAAGATTTTCGAGGATGGCGTTAACGCTACTACAGAAAAGGAGTTACACGAGCTTGCTGAGTCACTTAGGGAGAATTACACGTTCGATAAAGAGCGGGAAAATAAAATAGAAAAATGTATAACAAATTTTCTAAATTTCAACAACTCTCTATCCGGATGCGAACAGGTTGCCACAGAACAAATGTTCGCGGTAGAGCTTAAACAAGGGTACGCTGTAAACGGTATTATTGACCGTGTAGTAAAAGGTACTGATGGAGGTTACCTTGTAATTGATTATAAAACGAGCAAGAGACCCTCTACAAAACGTGACCTGATAAAAGACCCTCAAATGTTGCTGTACGCTTATGCGATATCAGTCTTATACACAGTTCCTATTTCTTCAATAACGTTAGGGCATTATTACCCTCACTTGGATAAATTTGTACACCTTAAGTTTTCTGAGCCTCATGTCTTAATGTACATGAAGAAGCTGACACAGAAAATTTGGGAGATTAGGAAGAAAAAAAAGAATGATTTCTTTCCGCAAGTAAACCAGTTCTGTGACTGGTGTGGATATAAAGATATGTGCCCTAAACAAAACCCTAGTACACACATAGCTGAGTACAATGAGGCACTAAAAAATAAAAAACCACGAAAAAAGTTCAAAACGTAGTTTTACGATGTGTTCTTATATAATATAAGTTAGTTTTTAAATAGAACCCTCTTTTGTTCTATATATTTCTTGTCTTCAAAGATAAGTGGGTAGTAATCTTCTATACAGATTAAGCTGAAGAATTCTTTAACCTCGTTAGGTGAATATTTATATTTTTTTGTATACGTAGACAGTAAGGAAGATAACTTTAACTGTCGTTCAGTCTTTACAGCGTTTAATACTTTTTCTTGAAAGACCTCTATAAAGTGTGTACTAAACCTGAATCTCCATTTTTCTTTAAACTTTAAAGATAAACAGTAATCTATTTGTTCTAGAAACTCGGAAAGGACTAAATCTTCAGACATAATTTATTTAATATATATAATATAGTCGAAGCTTATTCGATTCTGACACAAAAAATGGTAAAAAATAAAAAAACCACGTTTTTAGGTACAACTAGAAAGCTCCCTTTTCAGGATACAGCCAAAAAACAACCCAAAACTGCAGCCAAAGGCTGTTTGTTTAGGTTTAAATACAGGGCTAAATCCGCTACAGACCCAGCTCCCTTCATTATTATGATATCAGGACGATGGAAAGCTAAGAATGGGAACACATACTTTACCGGAGTTAATCTCAACACTTTGGACGCAAGTACTGCTAGACGGATTGTCGTTCAGTTTGGTAGGTTACCTGTAGGTTCTGTCTCCTACAAAGATATACAGTCTATTGGAGGTCAAGACCCTAACTGCTGTGTCAGGACATATAGCGTAAGAAAGGTTACAGCCCTACATAAGGTAGAGAACTAATACTATGGCAGAATCCGACCCACTCGTAGAAGCATTGAACCGCAACGCGGCTTCGAATGAGAAGTTATTTGCGCGTCAGGAAAAAAAAGACAAAGAGGATACCAAGTTCAAACCCGGTAAATTAGTAGGTGCTCTTGCTAAAAACTCAGCGGCTGTTTTAGGACTATCCCAAGGATTAACTTCTATAAGGGGTTTCTTCTCTCAAGCTGTTAAAGATAATCAGCAGATTACCAAACAACTAGCTCTTTTCAGTACTGCTACCTCTCAGAATACAAGGCAGATGACGAATTCCCTTAACACGGGATTCACTCTTCTGAAAGAAGGTATTGAGACTCAAGGAGAGTTAATTGATGCGGGTTTAGGTGACTTCTCTAAAGCCAATAAAGAGTCTTTTATTGGAATGAAGGCATTGGGGATAAACCTAAAATCTTCAATAGCCATAACGAGGTTTAACACCGAAGCGCTGGGGATAAGCGCGGAACGTTCTGTGGAGCTCAGTAAGAGTGTTGTAGAAGCCGCAATGGCAAACGGGACCTCAATAGGGGAATTAGTAGGTGCTATCGAATCCATGAAGGTGGCTTTGACGAAAACCGCTGTCGAACTCGGTCCCGAAATGAGTATGAAGGTACAGAACGTCGTAGCTCGAATGACTCAAAACAATTCTGAGTTGGCAGGTGCTGCATCCCAGTTTGTTACTAGTTTCTTGGCTGGAGAAGATGGCTTTATGAAAGCAGCTAGGTTAGGCGTAGGGTTCACAGGACAGGAAACCGAAGCCGAGTTGGTAGCGAAGATAGAGCAGTTATCCAAGAGAATTGCTGAGATGACCGCCGGAGCCCAAGGGTTTGGTGGCGGAATAGCCTTTCAAAGATTCGAGGATGCGTTCGGTATATCCCG